AGCAACGCATCGACCTCGGAGCAGACCGTTATGGCCTTAGCCTCAGTCACGGCTTGCGTCTCTAGTTCCTCGACTAACTGAGCGTCGTAGCTGTTAGGCCAACGTGTTTGGGTTAGGTAGCCTTCGGCATTGTGAGCGTCATAGATGAAGGGCACGTCACCTACGAATGGGTAGAGCCAGGGATGCTCAAGAATGATTAGGTCTGGTTCTTCCTCCGCGATTGCATCCTTTAGCGTCGTGAGGTTGTTCTTCGTAAGCATCGGCATTGGGTCGTAAGTCATTACACCTAGCTTCATCAGCTTCTCCGACTGCTCGACGGCAGCGGGATCGGCAGGGACGAGTCGATACTTCATCTCGCCTACGGAGCCTTCCTGACTGACACCTTGCCAGTTGAGTGCAATAGTGGTTAGCTCCCCGACGCGAGTGAGTAGGTTATAGCATCGCTCGGCCCCGCCGAAGTTTGGAGGGATGATGTTGAACGGTGTTAGCGCGACAATCTTCATTTGTTGTCCGTTGAGTAGAACCCAGAGCCGGTGAACTTGACACTAGGCGAGCCGTAGTCTCTGACCATCTCGGCTTTGCAATGCGAGCAGATTGGGATACTTAGCTCGCGGTTGATGCCGGTGATGAGTGTTGCACTCTGGTCGCAGGTGCGGCACTTGTAGTCGTAGGTTGGCATTAGAAAAGTTTTTCTTTCTCTTGATCCTGCGTTGCACTCAGCATTTCTTCAGCGTGCTTCAGCCTGCCCTCAATTATTGGAATGTAGTCCTCGGTCAGTTCAATACCGACAAACCTAAAGCCCTCAAGGATTGCTGCCTTGCCTGTTGAGCCTGAGCCTGTAAACGGGTCAAGGACTGTTCCGTTAGGTGGGGTTACGAGCTTGACTAGGTAACGCATTAGGTCGGTTGGTTTGACTGTTGGGTGGAAGTTCTTTGCCCCTGATGTTCGACCTGCTTCCGCTCTGGGATTATCCATACCAGAAGAACCCTCTTTGCGATCTACCATTTTGGCAGCGGATGTTGCCTCTAAATCCTCTAGCCCTTCGTTCCTGTCACGCTTTGAGGCTTTAGCGACATAGAAAAAGCGAGATGCACCGCCCTTATCGTCAAAGCCACCTCTAGGAGTTTCTGAATTTTCTTTGCCCCAATCCATAGGACTAGGGTGCGTGCCAGATTTGCCTCCCGACTTGCTAACGCTCACACCGCTCTGCTCGTCTAGTATCTCTGCACTGTATTCGTCAAGGATTACATTTGCAGGCCAGCGACCTTGAACTGTCTTTTGATAACTCTTGCCCGATGGTTGCCAGTTGTCATCCATAAAATTTGAGCCAAATCCATTTTCGGTAATAGTGTCGGTTCTTTCCTCTGTCCCTATCCTGCTGCCGTCTATGTTTAGCGCACCTGTCCCATGAGTTAGGACATTCTCTGCGACTGTGCCGATTAGGGGTTTGCGAGCGACAACGATAGGTTCAAAGGCAGGTTTCAGTGCTGTTCCCCATCCTTCCCATTGTTTAGCTTCGGGTGTTGAGGGTGCGGTGATGTTGCGATTTTCGCCGTAGTGGTCAATGTCCTGTGGTATCCCTGAGCCTGAATGAGAAAAGACTCCAACTCTGGCCTGACTAACGCCAACAACTTCTCTTTCTGCCCCTGCTGCCTTGTCTATTGCCTTTGAGACATCTAGCGACTTAGGGAATCCTGACCCATACATCCAAGCGATTGAGTCCCTGACCTCGAACCCTGCATCCTCGATAGCGACTGCGACTCTGTGCCAAGTGCGAGTGCCGCCGAAAGACAAAAGGTGTCCACCTGGCTTTAGAATTCTCAGGCACTCTTTCCATAGCTCAACCGAATAAGCGATACCGCTACCATCCCAAGACTTTGACATGAACGAAATTTCATAAGGTGGATCGGTGACGATTGAGTCAATTGAGTTGTCCTCTAGGGTTGGCAAGACATCGAGGTTTGAGCCGATGTGGACTGTGTAGGTTTCGCCGGTAATCATAGTTTGAAAACTGTCCCCGTAAAGTCCACGCCCTTCTCTAGCGTAAAAGTCGCTAAGCCTGGCACTGAGTCCTCGCCTGTTACCTTTTTCCACCATCCTGAGCCGTTGTCCATAGTTGGAGCCATGACTAGGAAGCGTGACGTTCCTCGCGGTGTCGATCCCATCTCAGTCACTCGGAGGTGATGCCAGTGGCCGTGCACGAGCACCGAAGCGTCAGCGACCGGCTGGCGGCCGAATGCCTGCCCTCGCCACCAAGTAGCCATCATGTCTGGTCTACGTGCCTGATGCCCGTGCACTACGCCGAGGATGTGGAAGCCATCATTGAATACGTCAATAGCGAGGGACTCATCGTGAGTCTGCGGCTCAAGGAATCGAATGTTTAGTTCTTTTTCCTTCGCGAGCCGAGCGAGTTGTCGCCCTATGAACACGCCCCAGTCGTCGGTGGCCTTGCCGATCACCTGTTTTCCGATGCGGAACTGGCAGTGATTGGAACCGACGGATGCGTAGGTTATTTGTGGGACGTGCTCATAGAGCAAGCTTAGGGTTTGCCAGGCGAACGTGGTTGCTAGATCAACCTGCTCCATAAGGCTTAGGTCGTTCGTGGCAAGTTGCTGTAAGTCGGCAGCGTTGTAGAAGGACTCGATTGTGTCTCCGAGGTCGGCAAAGATAATCTGCTCGGGCCGGTCACGCTTTACCATCTCAATCAAGCGAGACTGCATTAGGGCCACGCGCTCGATTAGGGACTGCGAATTGCCTCTGTAATCGACCTTGCCTACTTGTAGGTCTGACCATAAGACAACTAGGGCCTTTTCCTGAGTGCTTCTGACCTTTGGAGCCTTGACTTTTTTCTTGGCTTCCGCAAGTAGTAGTGGGAGGTCGATGCCAGCGGTCTTGCGCCTAAACGTGAACCGATAAGACGTTAGCCACTCTCCGCCTTCACGCTGTTGCCAACGTGAGGTTCTGACCGGAGGGATGATGTCGATTTCCTCGGGATTGAGTCCAGCGTCAATCAGGAAATCGTCGAAGTTTTGCGGCTCGGTTTCGTAGCCTGGCGTTGTCGCCGTGCCTTCCGTGCCATCAAACTCGACTCCAGGTCGAAAGTTTGCCGGTGCGGTTACTTTTGGTGCTGGCTTTAGGTTTTCTAGCATCTAATCAAGCCTACTTGCACGGGCACTCGCGCCGTCTATGGCGCAGGATTGTCGTGTCGCTTACCGTGATGCCTCGCTCGCGTAGTTGCCGTGAAAGTGCTTTAGCCGGCCATGTAAGATCGGAGGTCGCTGCCAGAAGGACTTTGCGGTCGTCTGGCTCTAGCGATTCTGCAATGTCGGCTACTTTGCAGTAACCGGTGTTCGGTAATGGCTTGCTCAGTCCTTCTAACATGACTCCCCTTAGATTGTGATGTCGTTTTCGTCCGCGATCAATGTTTGCACGATTTGGATTAGGTGCGGATTGTTTCCCGCTCCGAGTGTCGCTTTGGCCGAGATGTAACGAGCCAAGTCTTTTCGGATGTTGTCGAAGTCGTTAGACCAGATGAGGTTGTCATCGTCGAGCAGTCCGGCTGCTTGCTTGAAATCGGCGTACAGCTGATCGTTAGTCCTCTTGAGTATAGATTTTCGCATAATGCCCCTGGTCGTATTCGTCGATGTAGTCGTTTAAGTCATCGAGGTAGACATAGTCGCCGTTGTCTCTGTTCATGCTGGCTTCTTTGGCTAGTCGAAGTATGGCAAGGCGTTCGTCTTTCCTGCCTTGCTGATAGCTGAGAACGCTACTGCGTGCGATTAGGTCGTTTAGGTCACTCATGGTCTACCTCGTCTAAGTGTCGAATTGGATCGAGCGGAACGTTTATACCCAAGTCGCGCTCGTGCTTTAGGTGATTGTCTAGGTCGCGGATGCGGTTTATGCGGAAGCCTGACCAGCGGCGATCGTCAGTCTCGACTATCGGTGCAGCAATCAAGCCCATTTCCTTGAACCGCTCTACGGCTTTAGGCGACCGGTTGAGTTGCTTTACCTGGTACTGAATGCCGAGCTTGTCAAACTCGCGCTTAGTCTGATTGCATTGCACGCAGTTAGGCAGCTCCCAGACTGTTATCTTCATCATCTCTTGACCTCTTTGATCCTGCCAAGAGCTACCTCATAGCCGAGCTTTAGTCGCTGGTCTGACCAATCGTAAAGATCGTTCTGCCTTAGCTCTGCCAGGATTGCGGCCTTCATTACCGTCTTGCCCATTGCGTAACCTTGCTGATACGCAGTCTCGTGAGCGTCCGGTGTAAATAGTTCCTTGAGCTTGAAATAGGTGCGGTCTAGCCAGTTAGTCATTTTCTCCCCTTAGTTCTTTCGATGCCCACCGGAGCACCTCGGCTGCGATGGTGTCACCTTCGTTGTGTTTGGCGTTGCTCATCTCGTCGATCATCTCTACGGCTGCGTTGAACCCAAGGCCATAAGTCTGAAAGCCGAGCCTGTCCATAATTGGTGCGATGTCCTTGCGGAAGTTCTCAAACGATTCCTCGATGGTCATGATGCGAACTCCGATGCAACTAGGACTGCTTGTTTGCGTGTAGAGCGTCCGAGTCGTCGCTCGCCGGAATCAACTATCAAGCCCTTGCGCTTTAGTGCGGCTGGCCTGGCAGTTATAGACGAATAGCTGTAGCTGTTGAACTTAGCTAGTAGCTCGTCTTGTGTTAGTCCCTGCTTCTTTGCTTCACGGATTGCGTT